CCAGAAGGTGTTAAAACAGTGCTCACACCAGAAGAGTTTGTAGTATTGAGTCGCGAAGACTGGACACCGAAGCAGATTATGGACAAGCATGGTATTGATCTTACCGAGTTACAAGCAGTTGCGGACAGAGTTCCGTTGATTATGCAGTTGAAGCGCCGCATCACCTGTACAGATAAACAGATTAAGTGGTAACCGCCATGGATGATCCACAAATGACAGATGTCCTACCTGTTGATGGTCAAGTCCCAGAGGTTAATCCTGATGATGCTGGCGGTTTACCATCGGTGGTCGATGAGAACACCTCTAACCTCGATAAGTTTCAGTTAAACGATGAGTTCGTCACTAAGAACTTCAAGAATGGTAAACTGTTTGGTCGCTTCGACTCATTAGAGGCGGTACTCAACACTTTACAGTCTGTTGAGACTAAGTACTCCAACGTAATGAGGGATATTAAGAGTGACGGTACTGCGCCGGATACTCAAGTTGTCGCACCAGAAGTTAGTATCCAAGAAGTTGCCCAGCCAATCATCTCTAAGTTTGTGGAAAACGATTTCAATTATGATGGTATGGACGCTGAGATTGCAGACCTTGCGCAACAGTCTGGTAAAAGCGTTGCTGAGATCAAACTGGCTGCACTTGAGATTAAAGAGCAAGTCACCAAAGCCTATTCGGTTGTTGGTGGTAAAGAAGAGTACAACGCGATGCTCAATTGGGCGAAGACAACACTTGATGAGTCCAAGAAAGCTGACTTTGATAAGGCGTTGTCTAACGGTATGGGTGAATATGCAATTAAAGGTCTTCACGCAGATTACACAGCATCGCTCGGTGGGGCACAACAACCTCAACGCCTACAAGGTGATGGTAGTGGTAATGTTGGTACTCGTGGATATGCGTCTCTCCAAGAGATTGGTCGCGATAAAGCGTACCTTGCAACACAGCAGGGTCGCTCCGACACTGCTGCACAAGAGGCTCATCGCCGACGCATGAACCTCACTCCCGACGCAGTGATTTATGGAAGATAGGTAGCCCTATCTTCTCTCCTCTTGACATTCTTCAACAATTAAGTCTATAATTTCACCTGAACGTGTTGGTTGGCTGTGCCAATCAATTAAATCATACTGAAAAATCCTCCTAAGACAAGGTTGATTTCTTTTGTGTTGTAACTGATTGGTACGAAGACTGACTGTAACTATAAAACTCAAAAGGATCAACCTTGGCATACACTGGCTCATCAACCCCTAACGTGGGTACAACTTCAACAGCTGCCCTCAATCGTGATATTCACGTTGACACACTTTTGGCTTACAATCGTAAGACCACTTTTATGGACAAGATTTATACTCAAACTATTCAAGGTGGAACTGGTGCTCAGTTTACTATCGAGGGTAAAGAGGATACTGATGGTACAGGCACAGCGGCGTACACGGCTGGAACACAAGTTAACATCACTGCTGGTACACAAGATCAGCGTGTAATCAACCTTGATCGTCCAACTTATGTTGCGCGCCGTATTGATAAGTTCGACGAAGCTGTTTCTAACTACGACGTTATGTCGATGCAAGTTCGTCAAATCGGTTCTAAGTTAGCAAATGTCATTGACCGTAAAATCTCTGCGGCAATCGAAGCCGCGTCTTTGGCAACAGGTCTTGTGGGTAACGGTAATGGTACTGTTGTTCAGAATACAGCACTTCCGGGGGGCTTAGCGGCTGCTGCAACTGCTAAATTGCTTGGTGATGAGATCATTGAATCCATCTATGCTGCTGTTGCTGCAATCCGTACATCAGATGACACTGATGAGATTTTTGTTGCGATCAGTCCAACAAACTTCCAATATCTTCCACAGTCTCTACAAATCGTAGATAAAGACTATACAGGAGCTAATGGTGGTCTTGACACTGGTATGGTTGCAATGGTCGGTGGGGCTAAAGTTTTCCAAACAAATAATATGCCTACAACAGCGGGACTTATTGCCTTGGCATTTTGTGCGGATGCAGCAGGTATGGTTAAATTGTGGGATGTTAATACCAAGATTTCTGAACAACCAGATTTCCTCGATGCAAAACTTGTCACAGCATACTTTTCCAACGGTGTAGGTGTTCTTCGTCCTAACTGTGCTGTGTCAATCAAAAACGTGTAATTTTATCCTCCTCCCTTTGGGGATGAGAGATAAGAATATATCAATTTAAAGGCGAACTATGGGTTACATCGTCGATGAGAATGACTCCTCAAAATTACTACTATCAGCGATCAATACTTTACTTCAGACAATTAATGAATTACCAATTGAAACAACTGAAGATTTGGCAAATATATCCATTGCTCAAGTTGCTGAAATGACTATTAATGAGGTAAAGCGTGAAGTGTTGTCACAAGGTTGGCACTTCAATAGTGATTTCAAATACCCTTTTCCACCAGACATCAATGGTGTTATTGCAATACCATCTAACGTACTTGACATCGTTGCATCCAATGGTAAAAATATAATCATGCGTGATTGGAAATTATATGATAAAGTCGGATTCACTAACTCATTTACTGATGCTGTGTCTTGTGATGTAATTTGGAATATGGACTTTAATGCATTAACACATCCGATTCGCCATTACATCACAATCAAGTCTGCCCGGGTATTTCAAGCACGAACAATTGGTGATCAGACCGCTTATGCATACACAGTTAAAGACGAAGAGGATGCGTACCTTGCGGCTAAGTTCTCTGAAGGTCGCACTGGACGATACAATATGCTTGAGTCAGAAGAGTATGGCGTTCTAAATGGAGGACTACGTTAATGGCATTGGTGCATAATAATAATTTAAGTACCTTTGCTGGGGTGTCTAAACAAGCACTAGAACTTCGCTTACCCTCGTATTGTGAAGAGATGGTTAATTGTTATCCATCAATTCTTTATGGCGTACAACGGCGTAATCCAACAATGTCATTGTCAACTGACATTATTGTGGAGAACGACCAGTTTTTACACTCGTATGACAGAGGATTGAGTGGAGAGTCATCTGAGGCATATCTTATCACAATTGATAAGCTAAATGGTTTACGTGTATTTGATATAAATGTTGGTATATATAGAACTGTTACGTATATAGGTAACAGCGCCTCCTATCTTGAGTCATCAAATCCAACCATCGGGTTTTCAGCATTGACTATTAAAGATACGACGTTTATTGTTAATCGTGACACTATTCCAAAGATGCTCGCAAATAGTCAAACAACATCAACTGTAAACTACGCATTGTTATCAGTCGATATGTCTGGGTATTCACTAACCATAGTCAGTAAGTCAACGGCAACTATTTATAAGACAAAGCTCGTCTCTGAACTTGCTCCTGCACGCATAGCGCTTTATACCGGTGTCACAGGGTTATATCCAGTAATCGCATCTATTGGGGCAATTACCACGATTGTTGTTGATGGTATTAGTGTTGTGTACACCACAACAGTTAGAAGTGATGGATACAGTATTATCCCAGAGTCATTAGCTGAATATCGAATGAATATTACTAATTTGTTACATGAACAACTTGGTACTAATTATGCTGTGTCAATCGACACACTCGGTAAAATTTATGTATATGACTTAACTGGAACAGCAATTACAGTAACCGCTACAATTACATATCCAACAGCCATTAAAGTTAAACCACCATATCTTCAAAAGAAACCAGCACTTACACTCGTATCTGAACTTAATTATGGTAATACACCAATTGTTATTACAACTGGAACGTCAAGCCAGTATACAAGCTATGTTTCAGATTATGATAAGAAAGGTTTTATATGGATAAAGCAGGTATCAGTTGATCCAACTTTCCCATATACATTTACACTTACATTGAAAGAAATAAACGGTTCAACAATAGGTTCAACAACCTCAGCGGTAACTACCTCCAATGGTGTGGCAACAGCTTTAGCTACATGGGCGAATGGGTTAGTAGACTTTACAGCATCATCTGAAGGGTCTGTTCTTAAAATCACTCGTGATAGTGGAATCGCATTTGAGCTTGTTGTGTCTGATACATATGGTAGTCAAGCATCATCAGCATTTAGGGGTGTTGTGTCACAGTTGGACGATCTACCTAAACACTTTCCATATAAGGATACCATTATTAAAGTTGATGGTATTAAAAAGAATGATGATGTTGCCTATTGGGTTAGGTACGATGGAAACAGTTGGGTTGAATGGCGTGATCCAAATATAGCAAACGTGATAAACAATACAACCATGCCTCATAAGCTCATTCGTAATGCCGATTTTACATTCACACTTTCCCCTATTGAGTGGGCAAATATGCTTGTTGGTGATAAAGATAGCCAAACAATACCTGAGTTTATCGGTAGTCAAATAAAAGACTTGTTTTTTATAAACGGTAGATTGGGTTTGCTTACTAAAAATGGTATTTCACTAAGTCAACAAAATGAGCTTTACAACTTTTTTAGAACAACTGTTTTACAACTTCTTGATGACAGTGCAATTTCAACTTTTGTTGATTCAAATATCTCTATTGGATTGGAATACGCGGTTGAGTTGCAAAACAGTGTTATTCTTTTTGGGGATAAAGTACAGTTTAAATTAGATGCG